TGCGACAGCAGAGGTGTTACGAAGAACGCCAGTACCGTAGATGGTGTCACTGGTGAACAAGTCAGCCAAGAACTCTTGCTTGTACTGAGTCTGTGAACGAACAGCCATCTGCTCTGCATATACGAATGCATCCTTATGCATCAATACACCTATCTTAGCAGAACTATCAACTGGACAGTTGTTACTAATATAAACATCGATACCATACAAGTTGCCAATCTTACCATTAACAACAGTTTGACCAGTAACAAAATCAGAAGAGGTATAACGCTCAATACCCATGATAGAGTTACGAGCAGAAGGAGGAAGGATCAAAGAACGACCATCCATAGGTACATCTGCATCATATAACTTCTGAATCAAGTTACGGAAACCAGCATCAGTAAAGGCTAAAGCACCAGTACCAGCATAGTCAGAAAGAACACCAGTAGCACTCATCTTCTGAGCCTTAGCCCAAGTAGTACCGTTACCACCGTTAGCAGACTTACCTAACAAGAAGATATCGTCTTCAACTTTCTTAGCCAAAGAATAACCAGCATCACCAGTATAGAACTTACGCATAGAAGCTTGAGCTTGAATGTCAGTAATATCTTCGATCATACGTGAGTATTCAAAGTGCTTGTCGATAAGGATAGCCAATTGACCAGCAGTATCGTTTTGGATTGTTACTGCTGCACCAGAAACTTTGGCAGTAGCAGAGCCACGGTTAGGCTTAGGGATGAAAATGGTATCACCCTTCTTACCAGACATAGGCATTTTGTTCACTAGGTTTGCAACAACCAATTCCTTCTTATAAGCAGCGATGATTTCATCACTCCAAATCTCAGGGATAAAGTTAGCAGAAGTAGTGTTGTTTGTTACGCCGCCTTGTGCGGGATATACTGAAGTAGCCATTATAATAATTTCCTAATATAAAATAGATTAACGAACTCTATTCTCTGCATACGCTTTCATTATAACGTCATTGTTAGCGAGATAGCGTTCGGGTTCGTACTGCATCATGTGTAATAGTTCTGATCGCTTTAGGAACTTCTTAGTAGTCTCACCAGAGCCTCGTGCTGAACCATTGCTTCCACTCTTAAGAGAACGCTTACGATCTCCTTCGGTAGCAGCCTTAGCTCCTGCAATTAACTCCTGTTGCTCTTTCCAAGTTGTAAACAAATCGTCAGCAGCGTCAAAGTCAAACTCTGCATCTGCCCGTTGTAACTTCTTAGTCCTAGCCTGAGACTTACCAACCCACTCTTGGAATCCACTGTCATTCACTATATCCATCGCATCTGGATGGGTTGCAAAGATCCTGTCTCGTGTTTCCATCTTAGCTAACTTCTCAGTAGCTTCTTTAGCTGCTTTCAAAGCTGGATGGTTTTCTAATTTCTTATCAAGGGTTGCGTTAGGATTCTCTAAGAAATCCAGATCACTTACCTCTTCCTGTACCGATTCTTTAGCGGCTGATTTATTTACTATAAATTCATCTACCAGCTTTCTCAACTCGCCTACTTCATTGCCCTGTCGACCTGCCATCTTCTCGGCTTGTTGGTGCATTCGGACTAAATCAGCAGCAGACTTTCCTCGATATTTATCAGGTATCTCTTCCGCTTCACCAGTTTGCTCTTCTTCATGAGAGGCTGATTCAAGGGATTCCGTTAAGGATTGATACTCTTCATTATCATCTAGTTGAGGTTCTTGGTTGCCATCTAAAAATGTTGCCATGTTTGCTCCGTACTATCTAGTATTATGGAATTTATATTAAATGAGGTTACTTCAAAAAGAAGTCTCAAGCTTTACTACGTTCTATCTCAATCTGTTTTTGGCGTTGCTTCGTCCATTTGATTGTAGCCCCTGCAAAGTCTCCTGATAGGGGGTCTAACTTACACATGGGTGAAGCGAGTTGTCGATGAGACAGACTGTTACATTTAGAGCATACACTTTCCCGACTGTCGGAGCGTACATACTTCTCTTCTATGTAACTACATTCACTACATTTGAAATCATAAACTCGAATCATTCATGAAATCCTCATAAGAGTTCTTGATACCATCTTCAAAACTTAATAGCTTTCCAATAATATCTAATTGCCCTTGGCGGTAGTGTAATTCTTTTTCAGTCTTACAAGTGACAAGATCACGGAGAGATGTCTCCGATGACGTAAAGTCTTCTAGTAAGCTCTTCCATCCTTCTGTTTGAAAAATATCAATTAAAGAATTGTAATACTTCTCTA